ATCATCGCAAGGTGCGGCGAGACTGGCCATGATATCGCGAAGGGTCCCGAGGCCCTCTGCAAAACATACGCAAGTGATATCTCCGGGGGGCACCATGGCTACGGCCCGAGCAGCTTCGAGAAGATGGCGAAGAAATACCGCGCCAAGGGCGCCAAGCAGAATGCCTCGGACGTAACAGAAGAGCTTATCCTCCTTTGCCGAGAGGGACAGACCGTGGACGAGTGTACTGAGATGTCCGGTATGGCGGCCACCTTCGGGTACCCGATCATAGACGTCGATGACTCGGGTGCCAATGCCCGATCCACAGGCGGGGACCCTGATACATCCGTGCCGTATGCGGTGGAGCAGGTCCTTCTGCTGTTCCAGCACCTCGTGTTGAAGAACTACATCAAGATGAGGTCCGACTATCCGCCCATCAAGTTCAACAGGCCGGGCACGAAGCTGGAACGTCTGTCCCAAGCCAAGTTCCTCGACATACAGGATGGGTCCTACCCTCTCGAGGATTGGAGGCATGCAGAGATGCACAATCTCTTCGAGTTCATGTACCACGAGGATTACCTCTCTCTGATCGCCGACAAGAGCACCCTGGAACCGAAATCGCGGGCCAAAGAGTTCTACTGTGGGAGTCTCAGCGAAGTGACCATAAAGCGACTGGTCGCCAAGATCCTGAACACGGATCGCGTGGACACCCGCTTCGATGTGGACCAATTCGCCGCCGAGGTATGGCCGGACGAGTGGCGGAGGTGTCGACTGGTCCCGAAGGAGCTCGAACACAAGCAGATGGCCAGGATGTTCGTCGTCCTCCCCGACATGATCCGACGGGCGCTATCGATCATTCAGGAGAATGTCAAAGAGCTATTCTTCCCCGTTGTCCCCTACACCAGCATGGCTATGAGTGGCCAGGAGGTATCCGAAGCACTGCACAAGAGCACCCACGGTCCCGGAAAGTACAAACTTGAGCTGGATCTCTCTTCCTGGAACCTGAAGTTCCGGCGGTTCCTCACGCAACCATTCGGGTACCTCATGGACAAAATGGCGGGTGTGCAGAACTTGTTCGGGGGATCGCATCGGTTCTTCGCCGGGGCGGAATTCAGTGTAAGCCACAGGGACGCCATGAACCCTGCGCTGGAGCAGCTGGATTACCCACGGAATCCAATTCCCGACTGTGATATGCTCTGGCATAATGACGAATCCGGCAAAGAAGGCATCGAGCAGAGGTTCTGGACGCTTATCACCGAGGTCATGATCTACCGTTGTCTC